ATGCCCGCGTAGTTCGGCCCGCCGCCGCCTTCGGGCGTGACCCAGACGATGTTCTGCGTCGGGTCCTTGATGTCGCAGGTCTTGCAGTGCACGCAGTTCTGCGCGTTGATCTGCAGGCGCTGGGCATCGCCGCCCTTGTCGGTGTCGGCCACGAATTCGTAGACGCCGGCCGGGCAGTAGCGCGCCTCGGGGCCGGCAAACTTGGTCAGGTTGACGTTGACGGGCACCGAAGCGTCCTTGAGCGTCAGGTGGGCGGGCTGGTCTTCGCTGTGGTTGGTGTTGCTGATGAACACGCTGGACAGGCGGTCAAACGTCAGCTTGCCATCGGGCTTGGGATAGTCGATGGGGGTGCACTCGGCCGCGGGCTTCAGGTACACGTGGTCGGGCTTGTCGCGGTGCAGCGTCCAGGGGATGTTGCCCTTCAGGACGAACTGCTCCAGGCCGTTCATGATGGTGGCAGTGGACAGGCCCTTCTTGAACCAGGTCTTGAAGTTGCGGGCCTTCCACAGCTCGTCGTACAGCCAGCTGTTTTCGAAGGCGGTTTCGTAGGCGCTCAGCACATCGCCCTGGCGGCCGGCGGTCACGGCGTCATAGATGGCGTCGGCGGCCATCATGCCGGTCTTGATCGCGGCGTGGCTGCCCTTGATGCGGGACACGTTCAGGAAGCCGGCGTCGCAGCCCACCAGCGCGCCACCGGGGAACACGAACTTGGGCAGGCTCAGAATGCCGCCGGCCGTGATGGCGCGGGCGCCATAGGAAATGCGCTTGGCCGGCTTGATGCCCTTGGCCTCATCGCCTTCCAGGTAGTAGCGGATGTTGGGGTGTGTCTTCCAGCGCTGCATCTCCTCGAAGGGAGACAGGTAGGGGTTGGCATAGTCCAGACCCACCACATAACCCAGCGTGACCAGGTTGTCTTCCAGGTGGTAGAGGAAACCGCCGCCATAGGTCTTGTTGTCCATGGGCCAGCCGCCGGTGTGCAGCACCATGCCGGCCTGGTGGCGGGCAGGGTCGATTTCCCACAGTTCCTTGATGCCGATACCGTAGGTTTGCGGGTCCTTGTCGGCGTCCAGCTGGTACTTGGCAATCAGTTGCTTGCCCAGGTGCCCGCGTGCGCCTTCGGCGAACACGGTGTACTTGCCGTGCAGCTCCATGCCCAGCTGGAATTCGCCGGTGGGCTCGCCATCCTTGCCCACGCCCATGTTGCCGGTGGCCACGCCCTTGATGGAGCCGTCTTCGTTGAACAGCACTTCGGCCGCTGCAAAGCCCGGGAAGATCTCCACGCCCAGGGCCTCGGCCTGGTCGGCCAGCCACTTGCTGAAGAAGCCCAGGCGCACGATGTAGTTGCCTTCGTTGTGGAAGCACTGGGGCAGCAGGAAGTTGGGGGTGCGCAGCGAGCCCTTTTCACTCAGGAACACCATGGCGTCGGTGGTGACGGGCTGGTTCAGCGGTGCGCCTTTTTCCTTCCAGTCCGGGATCAGCTCGTTCAGCGCCTTGGGATCCATGATGGCGCCGGACAGCGTGTGCGCGCCGGGTTCGGAGCCTTTTTCCAGCACCACGACCGAAATGTCCTGGCCTTTTTCGGCGGCCAGCTGCTTGAGGCGGATGGCGGTCGACAGGCCTGCAGGGCCGCCACCGACCACTACCACGTCGTATTCCATGGCCTCGCGTGGTCCGTACTGGGCCAAGATTTCTTCGTTTGTCATCGGGGTGTCTCGCTTATAAATAGTGAAAATCCGGAGGGCCTGAAGCCGCTGCTGCAGCGCCGCAAATTGCGGCTGATTCTATGCGTGCTGAAGGCATCTCCCAATAACTTGCGCGGCACTTACGGGGAGTCAACCCTGAAATATGACGGCTTGTCGGCATTTTTCTGACACCTTGGTGACGCATGGTGGTGGCCGCCTTGCCGCATTGCGAGGGGTTGCCTGCGCAGGATGCGAAGGTGGCGGGCCGGGGCAGGAGCTGTCCGCCGGCTGGCCCAGGGCATGCCGATACAGGAAAAAGTAGCGCCATGCGCGGTGTCCGAAGCCGCACCGCACACCGTGCCGCACGCCGTGGCAGGTTGCCCCACAAAGAACGGGGAACGCGAAGACCATCCATGGTCGGCAGTGACTGCAATAGAATGAATAAGAACCATTCTTGTTTGATTTGCAGCGGACCGACCGGCTCCTATATGCCTTCCAGCCTCCCATCTTCTTCGCGGGACATCGCCACCCTGTATCTGGACCACCACAGCTGGTTGCTGGCCTGGCTGCGCCGGAGGCTGTCTAACGCCTGCGATGCCGCGGATCTGACCCAGGACACTTTTGTGCGCATCCTGGGAGCCAGAGAGGTGGCTGCGATCGAGACGCCGCGTGCCTACCTGACGACCGTGGCCAAGGGTGAAGGGAGTTGAGATAAAGACACACCCAGGGTTGAGATAACTGGGATGAACTGGGAAGGTCTGGGAAGAACTTGGACGGGCTACCTGAAATTGCTTTGCAGCATGTGCAAAACAGAACGGGCCACGATGGGCCCGTTTTTTATTGGGAGAACAGGTTGTGCTGCCTGGCCGCTATGTCCTCAGCCTTCTTGATCTTGAGGATGCGATACACCCACTGCACGGACACGCCGAACTTGCGCGCTAGGTCGCTGTGGTTGTCGCCTGTGTAGGCTTGGTAAATTTCCTGGTCACGCTGAGACAGGCGCATGGTCAGGCCCATGGGGAAATAGATATTCTGGCCGCCCCAGTGTCCAGCCATGCGCTCGGCGATCTCACGGCCAGCCTGGTCGGCTTTTTCCTTTTCCATGCCCATGGTGTCGACCAGGGCGCGGGCGCATTGGTCTGCGAGGTCCACCAACAACTCGGGGCCTTTGCTCTTGGAGGTCGTGGTGCCGGTTTTATGGAACATTCTTCAGCGCTCCTTCTTGATGGTGGAGTTGAGGGTTTCCCAGGCCGCATGCATGGGGTCAAAGGTATTGGTGCCAAATGCGCGGGCCAGGTCGGCGTTGATCTGCTCCACTTCAGCGGGCGCTAGCGCAATGGTCTTAGCCTGAGCCAGCAGCTCCATGACCTTGCCGGGCAGGATGCGCATGGCCCACTTTTTCAGGGTTTCGATCAGCAGCTCTGATCGGTCCTTGAAATCGGCGTTGATCAAGCGTGCCCCACGGCTCCAGCGCAGGTCGTCCACCTTGGCAATGCGGCTGACGTAGGCCGCCAGGGCCTTTTCGGACGGGTCGCGCACTTCGCCCAGCTCGTACAGGAACAACCACAAGGCGCGTACCTTGCTGGCTTCCGGAACAGTGGCCAGGGGACGGCTGCTGGCTTTTGGGCGGACCTTGAAGCCGTCCTTCTTCAATCGTTCCAACACGGCCTGCATATTGGAAACGCTCATGCCGGAGAGCGATTCACTCTTCCCAGCCGACAGCAGCACTGTGCGGTAGGTCGGCTCGTCCATGCCCAGATCACGCCTGGCCACGTGGATCAGCTTGATCAAAGTGGCGCGGCGCGGATCGGTTTTTGAGGGCATGGTAGTTGTGCTCACAATGTGTTGACTGGAACCCCCAGTGGAGGTTCCAGACAAAACACTGAAAGCTGCCTTTCGGCAGCTTTTGAATCATCCCGTCAACATTGCAATCGGCTTTTGGCCGCCAACGCCTGGGTGTAGTTGAGCCGATTGGCCCGCCTGGTAGCCTGCCTCCAGGTGTGCCTGGCTTTGCTTAGCGCCCTCTAGCGTGTTGCGCACTTCACCGGGCGTCATGTCTGGATGCTTTTGCTGAATGTAGGTGCGTAGCAGTGCTTTTGTATCTGGCTCTGCAGGTGGCGCCGGCACCTTGTCTGCCACACCGATCACCCAGCCCATGGCGAACATATCGCCACGCTGAGACTTCGTCCGCTGCTTGCAGTTGCGCGGCTGCTGCCTTATGTAGGTCATGCGCTGGGTGGCACACTGGCGCACCAGTACTTCACATGCGTAGCCCGCGATCGTGGCTGCCGCGTCCAAGCCCACAAACACCCACACGCGCTTATGCACCCATCGACCGCCGGCGAATTTGGCCTCTGACTGAGTGAACATCTCGCAGCCAAAGGCTGATGCAACCAGCTTGACCAAGCGAACCTCCCATAGGTTGGCCGCTGAACTACTGGCCCGAGCCTGAACCTCGCTGACGTCAGCCAGCGATACATCCTGCTCACAAAGTCCGAACTCCTGCATTAGCTTCTGTGCCTGCCGCATAGCGGCTGCAGCTTCGTGGTCGCTGGCACCACGTGCCAGGGCTAGGCACTTCTTGATTTTCTTGAGTGCTTCATCTCTGGTCATACTGCCGCCATATCCAAGCTGATGGGCTTCCAGTCGCCGCTGGTGTCGCTGCGTTGGTAGAAGCGGATATAGGCCTTGGTGTCAGCTACCTGGCGGCTGTCGGCAATGGCCTTCATGGCCATCTTCCAGTCCGGGTCGTCAATCTCAAGGCGCAGCAAGCCCAGCACGCGGCCGGTGTTGATCAGACCCTCTTTGTCCACCTGGAAGGCATCGGTGATAAGCACCTTGATGTTGTCGTCGGCATTGGCCGCCCAGCGGGTCACGCACTGGTCGATCAGGGCCTTAGCGGCCTGCAACTGCTCACCAAAGGTGATGCGATCTTGCATCTGCAGCACCACCTTCTTCTTGCCATCAAAAGACATCAGCGTGGCATTGCCCTTTTTGCCACCGGCTTTGACACCGTACTGCTCCACGCTGGTGTCAATGAAGGCGTGGACATCAGCCATCGTTCCCAGTTTGAACTTACCGATATCGGCGCTCTTGATCTCTGCACGGGCGCACAGGTCTTTCACCAGCTGATCACGCAGCTTGTCAATTGCCTTGACCTTGGACTCAGGCACTAGGTTGCCCTTGGCGTTCTCCCAGTAGCCTGCCGGAATAGATTCAGAAAAATTTTGTTGATTCATTTGGGGCTCAGTGGACGGAGTGGTTGTCAGGCTTCTGGCCCGTGGCGGCCAGGACTGCGGGATGGGTGACCAGGGTGGTGACACCGATAGGAACCTCGCCCAGTCGCCCAGAACTGTGGGCCACATTGAGGTAAGCACTCAACAGTGCATCCATGACCATGGCGGGGTGTGCCTGACGGAACTGCGTCACTACAAAGGTGGCCAGCTCGCGGGTCATGTGTTGCAGCTGCTCCTCGTCAAATTGCTCAGCGGGGCTCAAATCAGGCCTCCTTTCACTGTGGGCGTGGGGACTCGTGCGGCCGGCTTAGGCTCGGTCGCTGAATCGAATTGGCGCTCCAGGTCCAGGCACATCACGTTGCCCTCTGCCATACCATCCAAAAAAGTGCGATCCAGTACATCTGCGGTGGGCAGTCGGGCGGCGACTATGACCAGCAGCAGCATGGACATGGCCAGGGAGATACCTAGCCACACCACCAGGTGCACCAGAGGGTGTTTGCGTTTGCGGGCCATCAGCACACCTCCTGTGCACGGGGAACTGCTGACAGCACACCTTCTTCTTCATAAATCTCATGTGCCATATCAATGGCCGCCCATTCCGTTGGAAACAAGCCGCTCATCACGACGCGGCTGCGGTTCACCAGGGTGATCAAAACAACGATGTGTCGCATCTCACTCTCCCCGCACAGCGGCCTTGATCAGGGCTGCATTTACCTTGGGGGCTCCGATCTTCACTGCCTCGTTCATGGCGCGAGTGACCAGGTTGTTGATCGCCAGCGGGTAGCACAGTGACTGCTCGCGTGCCACGCGCTGGCCGCGCTGGCCCTCGTTCACGGTGCGGCGCAGCTCGGCACGGATCGCATCGGGCACATCGGCGCCAAACACCGCCTCATACTCCATGCTCACTCTCGCCAGCTTGTGGCGCAGATAGCCTTCCACATGGTTGTCCAGCGGGTGCAGGCGCACCATCTCGCAGCGCTGGACGACCTCGCGCACTTCGGGGTTGTGCTCGCTCAGCTTGGTGCCCAGCTCGGTCTGGCCGATCAGAATGATGGCCAGCAGCTTCTTGAAGCCGTCCTGCAGCTCGTAGAAACGCTTCAGGTGCTTGAGGGTCGGCACAGCCAGGGCATGTGCTTCCTCAATGATCAGCACATGCTTGCGGCCCACCTGCGCGCTGTCCTTCAGGATCTGGTGCATCTGGGCTGCACGGTCCTGCAGCTGTTGGCGCAGCGGCTGGCCGGGCGCCACGGCCCGGATTACGGCTCCGGTGATGTCCGCAGCCTTCAGCGCTTGGCCTTTGCGGTTGCTGTCCTCCATGCCGATCACATACGGCTCAATCACTGTGATGGGCTCACCCTGGTTGATCCAGTCGATCAAGTCCTGGCGCAACGTGCTCTTGCCGCAGCCCGACTCGGCCACCACGGCCAGCATGCCGCCGTGCTTTGCCGTCTGGCGCATGGCCGATCGCACGTAGCGGATGTCATCGGTGACAAACACGTCTTTTTCTTCGTTCATCTCGTTGATGAACGGGTCGCGGGGCACGCGGAAGTGCTCACGTGCTTTTTGCGAGAGGGAATGGTGGCGCAGTAACATAAAGGGGTCCTCTTCTTGTGTGGAAACTGGTTGGGGTCCGGAGGTAAACATCTGCAGCAGGGCGTTGGCGCGCCCTGCTGCGGGTGCTTCGTTAAAGGTCACAGCGATGCGCTCTTGCGAGAAACCGCGCTCCCTCAATAAGGTTTCAATGGTGTTGCGCAGTCGCTCCGCCATAGCGGTCGTGCGTGGCCACTGGCCGTGGTTTACGAGCTGAGAGATCACTGCGGGGCTTACGGACGCCTTGCGGCCCAGCTCCGAGTGGTTGCACCCAGCATCCACGAGGTCAATGCGAAGGTTCAGCATCAGGCAGCGCCTCCTTAGACAGCACGCAGGCCGCCAGCGGCGCGCATGGGTTGTTGGGCTGGTGTGCGGAATTCCGCAATCACCGTGTCAATCTGGTCTTCCGGCACACCACCCGCGTAGCGGCGCATGAAGAACTCGTATTGCTCTGGCTCCAAGCTGTGCCCCGTGGCTGCCACGATGCGCAGCATCGCGGTCACGGCGTCCAACATTTCGGGGCCTCCAGTTCCTGCATGCGCTGGCGTTTCGATATCGCTGCCCGTACGCTGCAGGTAGGTGGGCATTTCCACCTCTTGCAGGTAGCCGTGGGAATTGAGCTTCCCCTCGAAAGGTGTCTCACGCTTGTTGCGCGCCTTTTTCACTTCGGCCGCATTCATGCCCGGGTAGGCAGCGGCATCCATGTCCTGCGCTGCGCGCTCGGCCATGGTGGCGGTGGTGCTCTTGTATTCCGCACCGACCTCGGCTGCATCTGCATCCTGGCCAAACCGGTCAAAGTTCACTGCGGGCTCCACGCGGTACAGCAGCGGCTCACCGTCATAGCGCGGTACCTGCACCTGAATGGCGTTGTCGCCATACACCAGCGCCCGCACGGTCACCATGTCACCCACGCTGATCCCGTCCAGGCCCTTGAGGCTGTATGGAAGCGATCGGCCCACTGTTGGGTGGCTGAAGCTGATCGACTGATCCGGGCGCACCTTGCGCTCTTCCTCTTTGCTGCGCATGAATGCCTGGCACACCTCAACCGGGGGCAACACGCGCAGTTGCTCGGCCGTGATCAGCTGCCACAGGTCGTAGCGGGAAACGGGAGCGACCAGGCCTGCGCGCTTCAGGCGCGTGTCCTGACCAGGGATCAGGTTGGCGTTGTAGGCGTTGGCCCAAGCAAATGCAGCAGCATTAAGCTGGTCCACATCGTCCACCGGCTGAAAGCGCAAACGGCTTTCAAACTGCGTCTCCACCAGGTTGTTGGCGTTTTCCACCCCACCTTTGGCGCGGGCATTGCCCGCTTCGTGGGTGAGGTGCGTCACGCCCAGAGCCTCCAGCAGCGACTGGATGGCACTGGCCTGGTTGGCGCTGCCCTTGTCCCACAGCAGGATGCTCGGCACGCCGTGCATCAGTCGGCCTTCATGCTGGCCCCAGGCAAACATCAGGAAACGGAACAGGTTGTGCTGGTCTTCACCAGCTGCCTCGCAGTACCAGGGAATGATGCTGGCCGAGGCGCGGTCGTAGCAGACGTAGCGGTACACCTTGAACTTGACCTGGGCGATCTTGTCCAGCTTGTTCTTGTAGAACTCGTCGTCGCGGATGATGTACTGGCGTCCCTTCAGGTAGTACACCAGGCACAGCGAAGGGTCCACCTGGTGGGTGTGGTTGGGGTAAGGTGCGCGCAGCGATTGCACTGGCGCAGCCACGCGCTGGGCGCCCACATCCAGCTTGCGGTCGGCCATCAGCTTGTTCAGGCGTGCATTGCTCAGGCCGCCGAACGCATAGCCGTTTTGCTCCAGCATGGCGCGGGCCGTGGTGGTGAACAGCGTCTGTTTGCCGTTCTCACGCACTGCCTCGCGCTGCACAGCACCCAGGGCCACCAAGGCATCCGTGCTCACGCTGGTGCTGCCCTTGTCGCAGCGGGCCTTGCGGCCGGAGTTGCGGCCAGCCACCGTCTTCAGATGGCGGTAGACAGTCTGCGTGCTCATGCCCAGGAACTCGGCCGCATCGCTGACCAGGGCTGTGCCACCGCCATGCGGGGCGGCATCCAGCTTGCGGGCCAGCTCGCGCAGGTAGTCGCAGGTTTCGGGGGAAAGTGCTGCCATGTCAGCGTCCGCCTCACGCATCTGCGCTCTCGGGCTCTTGCATCAGGTACTGGCGTGCCTCGGCCAAGTCGGCACCAAAGCGGTTCTGCAAATCGTGCTGCAGAGCCCCCACTAGGCGTGCCAGGCGGTTGCTGTCGTCTTCCAGTTGCAGTGCAACCAGCGCCACCGGACGGGGCATGGCCACGGGGCGTGAGGGGTCGTAATCCGGGGCATTGGTTACTTCGCTGGTCCACCAGGCATCCAGTGCCGCCGACGCCTCCATGTGAGCAGCCACTGCTTTTTCGATCAAGTTTTGGCGCTCTCCAATCTCCGCCTTGAAATCGGTGATGCGCTGATCCAGTGGGACGACAACTGGGCGATTTCCGGCCAGCTTCTTCTCGGCCTTGTCGGCACGTTCTTCAGCATTGCTGCGCTTTTCATTGGCGAACTTCACATCCTGTTCGGACTGGCGAAGTGCGGCGCGCAGCTCGCTGGCGCTCATGCGGTCGATGTTGTCCAGCTCTTGCAGGTTCTCCAGCACGTCGTCGTCGTGTGTGACCAGCTCCAGAAATGCGCTAGCGCTTTTGACCTGGGTGCTCAAAACGCTCAAATTGAGCGATTTGGCAGTTTTGCTGGCCGCTTGCATAAAGCGGCGTGCAGTTGGCCCACTGAAGCCCAGCATTTCCACCCGCTGAGTGAACTCACCATGGGGAGTTACTTCTTTCAGAATCAGCAGGCGCTTACCTGTTTCCAAGATGGCTTCCACAGTACGTCGCTGGTAGAAACGGATTTCATCTTCGAGTGCCCCTTGCGTCAGCGGTCCTTGATAGCCTAGCTCCTGGGCCAGGGCCACGGCCTGGGCGCTTTGCTGTGCTAGTCCATCTTGCATCTGCACCACTGCCTGCTCAGCCTGTGGCAGCAGCGCGGGCATATTGGCGGGTTCTGTGGTTTTGGTTGCGGGTCGTCCCATGTGTCGTTCTCCTTCGGGTTTTCAGGTACTTAATTGCCAGTCATGGCGTTGCGGCTGTCGTTCAGGCGGTCTTGGGCCCGATCGAAGTCAGCCATTACGCGAAAGGACAGGCGGGTGAACTGCGCTGTGGGGTAAAAGCGGCCGTTTTCTTCGCTCTTACGGGCCCAGCCCTTGGCCAGTAAAGAGGCCATTGCGCGTGTGATGTTGGGTGCTGTGGTGCGCACGGCATCCGCCAGGTCTTTGTTGGTGGCGCCGGTGTGGGCGTAGCCGGTCAGGGCTTCCAGCACATCCAGCACGCGCTGGACGTTGGCGCTGGTCTTGGTGTCTTCGCTCATTCGCCAGCTCCATCAAAATCCAGCTCCGGCGTGGCGTGCTGCTGCACATTGCCGTGGTGCCAGGCCATCTGCTGCAGGTGCTGGGCAATGGCTTCCATGGTCTGCGCTTGGGTAGCCTTGCCTGCATAGAACTCGGTAATCAGCGACATGGCTGTCGCAAACCCAGCGTGCGTCTGCGTCAGGTCCTCGGTCTTCACTGCCCGGCCTGTGGGAATGACCAGCAGCAACTTGCCTTCGCTAGCGGCCAGCCAGCGACTGACAAGCGCAATGCCGCATACAAGCTGGTAGGGGCGAATCAACTTGGCAGGCATGCTGCCGTTCTGAATCCACTTGTAGAGCGCCCATTTGTCAGCCAAGCCCATGTCTTCGGCTATGTTGTCCACGCTCTTGTTCAAGCGCTCACGAGCGTGGTCTTTGCACAGCTCTAACGCGTGGCGCAGGCTGGTGGGTTGCAAGGTTTTCCAGTTGCGGCGGGTCATTGGAAGACCTCCGATGTATGGACAGCTCGGGCTTCCAAACAAAAATCCGGGCTGGGTATTGGGGATGCATGACCCGCTGCATACAGTGGCGGCACAACCACCACGGAGGGCTTCATGGCTACAGAAATCGACCGCAACATGGATGCGGTGTTCGACAACTTGCTGGCGCTCAACAGCTTTGCCTTAGCGCTGGCCCACTCGTTGGACGGCATCACTGCCAAAGCAGTGGCTATGGCCATGGATACAGACTTCAGCGAGCTGTCAGGGATGCGCAATCCCCCTGGCAATGCGGGTTTGCAACTGATGCTGGGCTTGCGAAATGCCTGTGCACAACGCTCGGGACTGCCAAGTACCCGTGTAGCTTCGATAAGATCGATGCCGGAACGCATGCTCAAGCCCCCGCAAAATGGCTCAATGCCATGGGAGCAGAAGGCAAACGGGACACCTCACCCTGCTTGAGCTTCAGCTCGACAGCGATGTTGTGGGATTCACCGCGCAGGCATTTGCGTGTGGGTTTCTTGTCGTCGTCGTGCAAGATGCTGTGCACCAGCTGCGGTGAGTAGCCGCGCTGCTTGGCCCAGGCAGAGATCGACCAGCCACGGCTGGTGAACTCTGCACGGACGGCGGACCGGGTTTTGGTTGGCATGAGTGCGTCCCGTTTTGTTTAAACAAGTTGGCGCTTGTTTGGGTTGGTGGAAACTGGTTGATACGGATTATGGTGCACGTTTGAGCACCATTGCAAGATATTTTTGGTGCACGAATGAACACTGGCGAACGCCTGCGGGAAGAGAGGGAGCGCCTAGGGCTGTCTCAAGAACGCTTCGCGGCCATTGGCGGCGTGCAGAAGCGCGCCCAAATCAACTACGAGTCCGGAGACAGAGCGCCGGATGCCGTGTACTTGGGAAACGTCGCATCCATAGGGGCTGATGTGGCCTATGTGGTCACCGGCAAGAGGGCCGGTGAAGCAACAGTCTCTTTGAGCGCAGAAGAGTCCACGATGCTGGAATATTTCAGAGCAGCTCCGGCGGCGGTAAAGCGTGCCGCCCTGGGGGCACTGCTCGGCGCTACTGTCTCTAGCGGGCAAGTCATGAAACGTGTGGGGGATGGTGCCGTCCAGATTGGCTCCATCGGGGGGGACTTCCAAACTTCAGCGCCGC